CTATGCAGACGCCCAGCAGGCGCCTGCACTATATCCCTTTACTTCACTTGCCCTGCTCTTATAAGCAGCCACTTCATTACTGCGCCGCAGTATGACTTTAGCGATGCTTTTTAAGATTGCAGGCGATGCATTTTCAATTTTTACACCCGCAAGAACTTTGTCTGCGCCCAGCTTGACAACCAGAACACCAAAAATTTCATCAGAATACGATTCAGAAAGACTTAGAACATTAGACAGATCAAGTCTAACCCTCTCGCCTGAATTCAGGTGACTTTCAAGCTTATGCCTTTCGGTAATCGCCAATCGGCGCGAAGCAAGGTCACCGCTAGGTAATTTATAGTTGATCGTTTTCATCGACCCCTCCTAGTAGCCTCATTATGTCCGCTAATTCATCATCGGCAGAATCATCAGACTTCTCTAGAGCTAAATCAGATATTTTAAATTTACAGGAGACAGCCACACCCTGCCAAGGTGACTTAAGCTTTTCATAGCTCACTGCTTGACCGTTGGCCTGTAAGCATACATCTCCTGATGCCAGAATCAATTGCCCATCGTAAGTTTTTACCAATTCCATTAAGTGGGCCAGTCCAAGTCCTTGATGATTGTTCGATTCTTCTCTGACTGGGACTCCAGTTCCGAAAACATTCCCACCAATGTTGTCGCCTGGTAGCAGTTGGGCCCAATCATCAATCTTATCGGAATGCTTCGACGAATTACCTTGCTTGATACACCACTCAATCGCTTGCTGATGAGTAGCGATATCGGGTATCCCGGCTCTTTTTAGTTCCGCAAGAAAACCCAGACCACAGTCTGCAAGTGCAAACTCAAGGTAATGCTCCCGCATCTGAGTTTTAGGCACTGCAAATTTTTGAGCGAAAGAAAAACCAGTAGAACGACCATGTGACCAGACGTTATCGTGTAGCTCGCCCACAACATGCATAAGATTAGTTAATCCTTCTGGATATGGCCCACCATCAGGAAATGCCAATCGCCTTATACAACTGTTGATGCTTGATGTAGCAATGTCAACTGCTTCGACACTTTTCAGAGCAGTCACAAGACTATAGTTTGTGCCCACATTCCTTCGTTGCCGAGTATCCTCTCTTCCCCAAAGCGCCGCATGAAGACCTACAGCCTGAAGGTAATCATCATGAGGAAGGAGGCAACTCCTTTCATCTAATCGATGATGATTGATATACGCCGCGAGAACCACCATATATCCAGGGTGTATAAAATTCTGCTGAGGTATATCTAAGCTTCTGAATTCCCTATCATGAAATGCGGTGATGGTTTCCATGCCATCTTTTAGATTAAGTCCCATTGACAGATACCGAAAGCTGCGTTTGCTTCATGATATCCGCCTTATAACCAAAGGGCAAAATCCTGCGTTAAAAACGTGATTTCAGCTTACAAGCTTGCTGAATATTATTATGGCATGCGTTTAAAGCGATAGTACATAAATTGTGCTGCTGATATATTTTGTCTGCCGTCAATCGCTGTCGAGCCCCAGATAACGTATGACAGCTGTAACGAGTAACAAATACTTCAACTCTTCGCGAAGAGACACTGGTAACTCAATCTCAAAAACGAAACTATCCTCATATGTCTGCCCCATCCCGCAGCTGCCGCCATACTCTGTGAGCCGTTGCCAAAAGACCTGTTCCCCGGCACGAGCCACTGTCTCGGGCGACACGCAATCTAGTAATTACTATCATTGACACCCATAGCTAACATATCGCATGGCTCGTTGTCCAACACCGAAGCCAGCAGGAAATTTCCTTACCGGTTTCGGCGTTAACTCAGTGCATCCAGTTGTCGTATTACCAAACTATGCCAGAATGCCCATCACGCGCTTTTATCTTTGACCGGACTAAACCCGCTTAACTCAAGATCGTTAGCGCTGGTTTTACGAACGAATTTCAGCTTCCTCGTTACCGCGAAGAGTCATCTATGGAGCAGGCATAATCATGGTTGCGGATTTTTGCCATCAGCTCATCGGTAAGCTCAGAAACCCACTGAATAGCGAGCCGCTTTTCTTCATCGTTGCAGTCGCTGGCAGCTACCAGTTTCATAAAAAAATCAATACGCTGAAGTTTTACCGACTCCCAGAAACACTCTTGCATTTTCCCTCCTGACATCAACTACTGAACAAAATACTGTATATAAACACAGTATATAACACTCAGGAAGTTGTAAACCTTTTTCCGGTTTCAAGAGGATGATTCTGATGTAATTTTTAAGCGCAACTATCGCGAATCATGAGTTAGTGCATGCATTAGCCAACCGCCTTGATAGCGTTAAACTTCGCTAAAACCCGCTCCGCTCTCGCCTTATATTGGGCCTCACGAAGTACAGGCTTAGGCATGCGCGCCGCAAAAATTTCACCAGAACCCGATCCCCTGCACCATTTCCCGTTAATGCACATCTTCGCCCCGCTCATAAGCGACAGGGCTTGCCCTCGGCTAAGGGTTTCACCGGTTAAAAGCTGGATCTCGTCTATTGTCCTGGCGATGCCTGCCGCGTTCTTTGCAGTGGCATGATTAAACGTTCGCCGTTTCACCGCTTCTCTTTGCCTCAACCGGTCAGTCAGTTGACGGCGTTCGCGGCGAGTTAATGGCCGGGTGAGATCAACCGGCGGCCTTTCTGCAGGATCTGGCCCGGCCTCCGGCGTACAGTTATTGACAGAACTCCGAGAGGGCGCAGAAGCGCCCTTAACTTCAAAACCTTCGGCCTGCGGCCGTTTAGCAACAATCTTCCACTGCGTGAGCCGCGTAATAATGGGCGTGCACTCGCCGACTTCCTTGTCATAAACCCCACGAATGCGCACACACTCTTCGCCGTATTCGTTAACCGCGTCCGTGCTTTCGTACCAGGTTCGCACCTGAAGCTCATCACGGCGCACAAACGGGCCGCCCTGGGCGTTAACGTAGCCTGCCCAGTCGCCCGCATCAGCGGCATCGTGCACAAGCGCAAACTCCACGCTAAGCCCTTTCGCTGTTTCAGCGTCGGCCATCCGGCGCAGCTCGCGGTAAACCGTCACCGGTGCGCCGCCCACAAACTGAAACTGACGGATGCGCCAGCGGGCCGCCCAGGCTGAAACCGCCGGCGCGGTTTCCTTGAGCATTTCGCCGCTCTCGTCGTCGCGCTCATCATCAAGCGCGTAACCGTCGATATTTTTGCTGATGTATTTCGCCACGTAGCCGGTGGCGCTGCCCTTGTCCGGGTCGATAGCTTCAGCGTGAAAACGGGCCTTGCGGGCCTTCTCGCTTTTAAGCTCGTGATGGTCTTCTTCACGGGCATAGCGGGAAATTACGGCACGCACGCGGTCGACATCTTCCGGCAGCATAAACATCAGCATGTGCCAGTGTGGCGTGGCGTCGTGGTGCGGCTCGGCGACGCGAATACCAAATATGCGAATATCGTCACGGTGCAGCTTCGCGCGAATGCGCGCCCACAGCCCGGTTAAATAGCGCTGTGTATCCGCCGGGCTTGCGCCGTTCCATTTGGTGTTACGGTAGCCGGCCTTTGTGGTGGCGTGGAATTTAGACGGAGCGGTCAGCGTGTAGAACTCGCCAACATAGCCGAGCTCGTTACAGATATTCTCGAAGCCGCGGATGCGGATCATCAGCTCGCAACGGCGGATCGCCGGGTTGGCGACGCTACCGTCGTATTTATCGAGCAGGCTGATACGCTCCCCCGTTACTTCATCTTCCAGTTCCATTCCCTTGATAAATTCGCGGGTGCGCCGTTTTTGTTCGCGCCAGTCACTCACACAGCTTTTGCTGGCATACGCGCTGCGCTTTTTGCTGACGTTCCCGAGCGCGATGTGCAGATGCTCGCGCCATTCTGCGGCGACGCGGCGAAGGCGGCCCGTCCACCATTTTTCAGTCGCCATGCGCAGCACTGCCGGCCCCACATCTTCGGCAGTCACATATTTTGTGGTGATTTTTTCCCACAGGGGCGGGGCGTTTTTAAAGTGGCGGGTGATACGCGCGGCGCACATGTACGAGGCGTGCAGCGTCTTTAACTCGCTGCCCTCCAGGATTTCAACGGTGCCTAATTCAGCAACGATAAAATTGGCGATATCGCCGGCAAGCAAATCGATATCGGCTTTCGACATATCCGGCAGACGGTTATAACGCGCGGTCATGTTCACAAGCCGGGTTGTCAGGTAACGGGCTGACACATCATCATCCCGGCCATCAAAAATCGGTAATGCGACATCTGGCGAAATGGCCTCGATACGATATTTCGCCGCAACCAGTTCAAGGCGCGGTAATGCCCTCCGGGTGAAATTCACCAGAAAGGCATTAGCTCGCTGAACATCGTGCTCGCGCTCCAGCTCGTCGGCGCGCCGGCGCACGCCGTAACGCACCAGGTCAGGCTGTTTCTCCAGCTCGTTACGCGCATGCAGCAGCGCCGCAATCATCCGATCGCGGCGGCGCTCCTGTTCATAGGTCAGATACGGGCTGGCAATGGCCTCGCGTGGCGCGTTCCATGCGTGCAAAAATTCCGGCACCGTCACACCCCGTCATTCAATGGCTGGGTGAACTGCGTACCACGGTCAAAGGCAATCCACGGATATTCCTTGCTGGCGGCGGTGGTGTCGTAGACGGCGATAATTTCCTGCGCTGACTTACTACCGCCGGCAGCAACACCCAGGCTGCGCGGTGCAGTGACCTTGACGCATTGAAACTCGCGATAAAGTGAGCGAGCCAGCATCGAATCGCTGTTAGAAGCAATTACGGGATATCCTTCTCGCGCACGATACGTCAGAACGGACGCAAGACGATATTGGTCATCAGTGTTAAACCCGTTAGTGTGGTAAGAGGTAAAAATCTCGCCATCATCGGACGCGTAAGGCGGATCGCAATAGATAACGTCGTCCGGCCTGAGCATTGAAAGCGTTTCTTCGTAATGAGCGCAGATGAATGTCGCGCGCTTCGCCTTTTCTGCAAAAGCCCGGATTTCTTTTTCAGGAAAATAAGGCTCTTTGTAATTGCCATACGGCACGTTGAAATATCCGCTTTTGTTATAGCGGCACATGCCACGATACCCGTTGCGGTTGAGGTAAAGAAAATAAATGGCGCGCCAGAAGTTATTAACCTCGCGCGAATAATTAAACTCCTCGCGTACTTTGTAATATGCGCTTTCATTGCTTGCCCCAGCGAAGAAGCCTTTTGCGACCGCAATAAAAGACTCGCTATTCCCCTGTACCTGACGATAAAGATTAATCAGGTCTGGATTGATATCCGCGACAAGATAATGAGGATACTCTGTCGCCATCATAACAGCACAGGAGCCCGCAAAGGGTTCAACCAGTCGCGAGCCTTCAGGCAGATGCTTAATCAGTTCCGGCATAATAGCGGTTTTATTGCCTGCCCATTTCAAAATAGTGCTCATAAAGCACCGCCATAGTGTTTCCCTTTCAGCTCGGTAATTTCCTGGCAGGTCACACAAAGCTCAACACCCGGTAATGCAGCGCGGCGCGCTTCAGGGATAGGCCCATTGCATGATTCGCAGAGGAAACGAGAAGGCGCAGCCTGCCGGCTGCGCGCTTTGTTAATATGGCGCTCGCGTTCTTCCTCGACGCGCTGCTGTACAAGGTCCATTGCATCGGCCATCAGTGCAGCTCCTGCGCTTCGTTGACAATCTTCACCGCCTCATCGCGCAGCAGCTCGGCGGCCTCGGTACTGGACAACCGACCATTTGCAATATGATCGGCCAGGTTATCGAGGCGGGAGGCCATCACATCAGCGCGACCGCGACGCTCATCCAGACGCGCCTCGGTCAGCATCGAAACCAGCCCGGCATCGTCTGGGCCGGTTTGAGTTTTACGTGTCTGTATATTACGCATATTGCTTTCTCCTGAATTTGGGCAAAAAAATGCCCGGCGGGTTTACGCCATTAATTTATTTACGAGTTATTTACTCGGGTAAAACAGCTTCATGCAGCGAGAAACGGCGCGGCAGAATATCGCCCCATCGCGTTATTTCATTCATCGCCCTGATAAGCATTAAACGGCGGGGCTGGTCGAAATATTCAAACGGTTTTCCAACCTCATCGCTTTTGAATGTTCCCGGCTCCATGCGGTTAGCCAGCGTCATCACGACAAACTTAAAGTTATCGTCAAGCTTGTTGAAATTGCGCAGCGCACCGTTTTGCGTCGCCTTTAACTGATGATGAAACCGTGCAAAACATTCCATGCCGGTCATTTTCTCCGGTCGGGTTTCTTCACAACGGGCATTATTAAACGGCTGCGCACCTGGCTTAATTGGTGCTGATATGGTGTTTTGATTCATACCGACTCCAGAAAAAGTTTTATCCGGCTCACCAGTGAAGGTTTAGCGCTGTTGCGCAGGCCGTTTAATAATGCCGACTGATCGCGGCTCGGGTGCCAGCACTTACCTTGTTTACCGACTATCCAGCCATGTCCGTAATGCATGGACGGGCTTTGTTTTTTTAACAGTGAAGCAAAAGAGGGCTCCATGCTTCACCTCACATCAGGCCAAACGTGGCGCTAACGCCGCTCATCGTGTCAACCATGCTGGACATTGCAGGGTTAGCTTGTAAACGCGCCTGAAGCGCAAGCGCTGTAAGAGATAACATGCGAATACCCGCATTAACGCTGTCGATCATGCTGTGCTTACGGGTAGAGGTCAGTCTTTCTGGTGACGCTGCGCCGTTCGCTAACTGCCCCAGCTCACCCATGGCCTTCATCACATAGATTTGCAGCTTCTCTTTTGCCAGCTCATTAACTGGCACACATGGAAGGCAATGTATCTGAGCGAGGAACCCATCCACGAGAGTCGAGTCTTCAGTGAGATCCGTTAGCACCCAAATTTCCCGCGGTGTTAGCTGATGAGGTTGCTCGGGATTGAGTTTGTTATAGAGCGTGTGCGGCTTAATTCCGGCCTTAACAGCTAATTCCCTGACATTATGGGATGCCGCAAATTTGCTACATGCATCGTCAAAATGTGAATGTGAGGAAACGCGAAAATCTAACATGCTGAAAATCCTTTTTTATCCCAGAATGGATACCGTTACGCCTGAATTGAGATTTCCGTCCCTTCAGCCGCTTCAGCAGTAAGGGCAAGCATGTTGATTTCAATAAGGCTAGAGACTCCCGCTTTCTTTCTGATTTTAAGACGATTTTCCCGAATCATTTGGCGGACGTAGCTAGGCTTATAACCTGTTAAGCTGCAAAACTTCTCTAGCGTAACGAAAGGGGCAGCCACTACGAGGTTAATACTTGGGCGCATTGAAACTTGTCGGCTCATGATGCACTATCTCTCGATTTAGGTTCTGTATATTCACTATTTGACACCATCAAATAGCATTCAACATCCAACACAACGAGATATTAGGATCACAAAACAAGAATGTCAACGCATAACCACATCTCGAAAACTGCTGTATCGATGGCCGTTAGGTCTGTAATAGAGCAAAACAAAGGCGGGAAACTCATTATCGATCGGATAATGGAGGCTTACGGTTTCACCACAAAATTAGCACTGTGCAAACACTTAGGAGTATCACAAAGCACCTTAGCCAACAGGTACTTACGAGACACAATCTCAGCTGATTGGGTAATAATTTGTCATGTTGAAACGGGCGCAAATTTGGGTTGGCTATTATCTGGCGCAGGGGCGCCGTTCAAGCAAAGCACAGAATCATCAGTATCCCAAATGAGATACCACTCGCTCGAAAATGGGAAACTTATCCCATTGCAAGATTTTGCTATCAGCAAAAGCTCACTACCAGCAAACCCTGCTTCATGTTTTGCGATCCAGTACGAACAGACCACCGTCATTGTTGATGAATCCTTCAGCGACCTGAACGATGGGTTATGGGTTATTGAGATTGATGGCTTCGTTAGCGTTCGAGAACTGTCAAGGCTTCCGGGCGGCCGAGTAAGAGTGGAAAACGGAAAGGCTTCTTTCGAATGCCTGGCGGCAGAAATCAAAACTCTCGGCAGGGTTGTTAGCAAATTAGTAAACCTGTAAGGGCTTTCGATGGCAGTAAGCAAACTATCTAATGGCAAATGGCAAGCACAGCTTTTTCCTAATGGTCGAGACGGCAAACGGATTCGCCGGCAATTCGCTACAAAAGGTGAGGCTCTCGCATTTGAACGACACATCCAGGAGCAAGCTCAAGATAAACCGTGGCTGGGCGAGAAGACGGATAAGCGTCTATTAAAGGATCTGGTTGAGTCTTGGTATAACGTCCACGGTGTGACTTTAGCTGATGGTTTAAAACGCAAAGGGGCTATGGAGTTTGCTTGCGAAGCAATGGGTAATCCATACGCTTCGGAATTTACCGCTAAGTTATTCGCTGCATATCGTCAACAGCGTCTTAGTGGGAAAATTTTGCGTACAGGCCGCGTTAAGGCCGTTAAACCTCGTACCATGAATCTAGAGCTAGCGTATTTCCGAGCGCTGTTTAATGAGCTAAAACGCCTCGGCGAATGGGTTGCTCCACATCCCCTTGAGAACGTCCGCGAGTTTAAAACTGACGAGGCCGAGCTTGCTTACTTGACTGTTGAAGAAGTGCGAGCGTTGCTTAAAGAATGTGAGAGCAGTAAAGCGAAAGATCTCTCTTTGATTGTAAAAATTTGCCTTGCAACTGGCGCGCGCTGGGGTGAGGCGGAATCCCTTACGGGAAAACAAATTTCGCCAGGAAAAATCACATACATAAAAACCAAAGGAAAAAAGAATCGGTCAGTGCCCATAGCAGATGATTTATTTGAGCAATTGCCCAGCAGTCGGTCTTCGAAACCGCTTTTTACACCCTGCTATTCCGCCTTCAGGAGCGCTCTAAAGAGAGCAGAAATAGAGCTCCCTGATGGACAGCTTTCTCACGTCCTCCGACATACATTTGCCAGTCACTTTATGATGCGCGGGGGTAATATTTTGGTGCTCCAGCGCATCCTCGGCCATACCGATATCAAGGTCACAATGCGTTATGCTCACTTTGCTCCAGATCATTTATCCGAAGCGGTAACCCTCAACCCACTAAACCTGATTTAA